TGCCAACCTGAGCGATGCCGACCTGGTCGGTGCCAACCTGCGCGGTGCCAACCTGCGCGGTGCCGACCTGGATTTCTCTTCTTGGCCACTCTGGTGCGGGTCCATAGGGGTGATTGTGGATAAACACATCGCTCTCCAATTGATATACCACGCCATGTCGGTTGGTGAGAACTTCTTCCCTGGTGGCTTGTCTAATGAACAGAAGGAATGGTTGCGAGGGTTCAGACACCATAGACATGGAATGTTCGAGTAGTTAATGGTGGGTGTGTGATATGAGCCAAATCTCCTGCTTAGTACCCGAGGAATTAAAGAACGCCAAGTTTTTTGAGATCAAGAAGGTTGGCAGTCGGTTTAAGTTCAAGACTCCGCAAGGTGTCGTGTCTTATGCCACCAAGTGGGAAGCGAAGAAGTGGTCGGAACTTACCAAGGAATATTACGGGGAGGCTTGCCATGCTTAAAAAGGATGTTGAGTGGGTCTTTGAGGGTTTCCGCGCATCTTATGGGATATCCTACAAGGTGACCGACTACCGGTTGAAGGAGGCCGAGATCTCGGTTGACGGCAGGACTGATGTGGTGTTTTGGGATCTCCACATGACCTCGGAATATTTCAAGGCCAACCTGAAAAAAACTATTGACAGGTTGGCGTCGTATGTGGTAAAACACCCAGAAACCGGCCTTTACTTCGACGGTGAAGCATTCAAGGGCGATAGAGTCGCCAGGGCCAAGGTGTTTGTCGGCTCCCGGTTATTCCTGGGAAGCCGGTTTCAACTCATCTGGGGATTTACCCCCGTATTCGAGAGGAAGTATGGAGAATCTTGACGGAAGTCTTCGTTTTGCGATGTCGAGCGGTCGTATCATTCAGCTTAACCCGATACCCGATGGAGATCCACTCGGCAGGGGGTATATTGCTGCCCCGGTGGACAGGGAGCCGATGGATATCGAGGAGTTTTGGGAGGCTCGTGAAGCTATTGTTGATTTCCGGGCTACAGGCAACCTCCAGGGCATGGTGATATGGGACTTCACTCCACACCAGTATGGGGCAGGGGCATGAGCAGGATTTTCGTTATCGGTGATCTGCACTTTGGCCATCGGGCTGTAATCAAGTTCGAGAGCCAAAGCCGTCCATTCTCCACCATCCAGGAGCATGACTTGGAGTTGGTGGAGAGATGGAATTCAGTCGTTCGCAAGAGGGATACCGTCTACGTCCTCGGTGATGTTGTATTCTCTCGCGATTCCTTCAAGTACCTCGGCATGCTGGTCGGCGTAAAGAAGTTGGTGCTCGGGAATCATGACCGCTTTCCCACGAGGATGTATCTTGAGCACTTCTCGAAGGTACTAGGGATCGCCATGGTCAGGAGTTGTGCTCTGACACACATACCGATTCACCCCTGGCAATTTCAGCGATATCGGCGGAACATCCACGGCCACACCCATCACAACTCCCTGGATGATCGAAGGTATATCAATGTGTCAGCCGAAATGATCAACCTAACCCCAGTGCTTCTGGACAGCTTACTGTAACCGGAGGATTGTATGGAAACGAAATACATTGAGTTGGAGAGCGGAAGGAAGATTGGCGAGCATTCGATTACTGGTGGGTATGTTATATTCTCCGAGGACGCCAATCCCATCTCCCGTAGGGAAGTAAAGGAATTTATGTCCCTTCGCCTCACCCGCCCGCATGAAATGGGTGAACCGCTCGGCGAGGTCGAAAAGAATAAGTGGGGGTGCTGTAAGGCCCCCATGGTTGATCAATACGGAGATAGCATCCACGAGGATGACCTTATCGCTGTCCCCTCCGAGAATTTCGTTCCCAGTATGGGAACCGTGTTTGTCGATAATGTTGGGGAGCCCTGGAAGGTGAGATACCCGCTCCCGAACGGTTGGCTGGTTGTCAACCTTGAGTTGGCGATCCAAAGGGGTTCCGTGGTGTGCGGTGGGGAGTGCGACTGATATGGACACACGGATCAAGAAACTGGAATTGGCTATCATCCTGGCCCTAGCTGGGGCGATTGGCATAAATCTTGTTGGTTTGTGGCTGATTTTTAAATTCCTGATGCGATTATATTGATGGGGGAGAACATGGGTAAGGATGGCATGTATCAATGCTCTTGCGGCTGGAGGGGGTGGAAACACGATTTGGTTGATCACTTGGTCGTTGGCGGTGCCCTGCGACTGGATGACTCCGAGTTTCACTCACACGACCTTGTGTGTCCCAAGTGTAGTGCCACGATGGATCGGCGGTTCATCTCGATTAACTTGGCCAATCGGGCGATCTGGGAGCGCCTCCTTGCCATTGAGCTTCGCGTGGCACAGATACTTCGATTCCCGCCCCTCCAATACCTGGACAAGCCGGTGGATGTGGTGCAGGATGGGATCGAAACCTACCTCACCCCACGGGATAAGATCTTCAGGGATGGCGCATTCCGCAACACGGAGACAGCGGAAAAAAGGGTGGTGCATCGGTGTGACCGGGTTAATGAAGACGAGATCACACGGAAGGCGTCGAGGGAGGACCGACCACTCGGTATCACCAACAGGGGTGGTGATGTTTGCCACTCTGAGAAGGCGTCGACTCACAGTGGCACTACCGAGCGAATCGAGTCGATCATGTCCCCCGATGGTCCGAACCTCCTTACCCCTGGCTGGGTTCAGGATGAGTGGGTTAAGAACCGGTGGAGGGTCAGCGGAAGAATACCGGCTCCGGATCTCCCCTGGGATTCCCTCCCCGAGAATGACAAGATTGCATTCACTATCGCCGTTGTTAGGCGCGAGTTGTTGCGGACGGCTATTGAAAAAGATTGACAGTCCTTATGTTTCATGGTAGTCTTTCATCATAAGGAGGGACTGCCATGAAAGACCACAACTGGATGTACGCCACACCTTCTCAGCTACAACTCATCAGACGGCTTACCGACGAGGCGAGCCGTCTTGGTGTGCCTGTTGGGAGGGGATACCAAACCCGCCCCGGTCATCCACTGACCAAGAGCCAAGCCTCCCTAATGATCGAAAACATCAAGACCAGCATCGATCTCTATCTGGAGAGGCTAAACGCCGCCAGCGAATCATCCCCCAGGGGTGAGATGGTCGACGCTATCATCGGTTACTACTGCGAGGGCCTACCCATCGTAAACTCTATGTGGAGGGCCAAATCAGACTTCCCCGAGGTGGACGATCCAATCAATGCGATATGGCGGGATTGCATGTGCGAAGCCCAGCGCAAACTCAAGGCATCGAACCTGTGGGATGATCACCGAGCCTCATCTGTTGGTAAGTTCGAGATCAGCAGGGCCTTCCCGGACGCCAACGAGGTCGAGCTTCAGGATCTCTACTCCCGTTATGGGATCATCCAACGGGTTGCCCAATGACGCCAGAGGATAGGGTTGCCCGGATCGACTACAACCTAAGAGTCATTTTCAGGCATCGCGAGGCCGCCATCAACGGAAGGGGGTTGCTGAGATCCAGGATACCAGCCAGTGAATGGCGGTTCATATTCGGATTTTGTTATTCCATGGTGAAGGTGAAGCGGGGTGGTCCCGCTATCGCCTATATTAAATTCCACAGGAGGGTAAAAGATGTGTGAAGCTTGCGAGGGAAAATTAGCTACCGGTGCGGTGAAGCCCAATTGTTCCGGGCGGGGTGCTGGGGGCGCAGGGCGGCATGTTGCAGTTGAGGTGACCCACAGCCAGATGGTGACCGACAAGATCGAATCCCTGGTTGGGCAATCTGAGAGTTTGCTCGAACTCGCCAAGGACAGGCTCGGTGATTTTGTGTCGATCTTCCCCAGCGGTCCCGATATCGAACCGGAGTTGAAGAGTCTGCCGATGGCCTGGGAGAAAATGTCTGTCCGTCTCGAATCAATCCAAAACATGTTGGCCACTGTCGGCGACATGCTATCGCGGTTCAACAGGGGGTAACATGGAAGCGAGAACCGTTGCCTGGGTAATGTTCGGGCTCGTGCTTATCACCGCACTATGTATGGGGGCATGGCAAAATGTCGAGAATGAGGAAACCGCCGCCACCGTCACCATGCACAAGATGACAATCGATGCCCAGATAAAAATGGTGCAGATGCGCTGCCTCCAGTCGCCGCCGCAATCCGGCGAGATCCCACTGTAGAACAAAGCACTTCGTGAAGTTAAAAAGGTCGTCCTCTCGGGGGCGGCCTTTTTTATTGCCTTCTGCCAATACCATGCCTATGGTTTTGGTATCACAGGGAAAGGAGTTGTGCAATGCCGAAGCTGAAGCTGGGGATACCCGAAAAGTTTGATTTTCTATTCTACCCGAAGCGTAATAAAGTAGCCAAGGGCGGTCGATCCTCCTGTAAGTCATGGTCTTTCGCCAGGGCATTGGTGGCCATTGGTTACGCCAAATCTACCCGCATACTGTGCGCTCGTGAGGTGCAGGACTCCATTGACGAGTCGGTATACCAACTGCTCAAGGATCAGATCAAGATCCTGGGACTCGAATGGTTCTACAACATCCTCCGCGACAAGATAGTCGGTCAGAACGGAACGATATTTGCATTCGAGGGTCTGCGCCAGCATACGGTCCACTCCCTCAAGTCATACGAGGGTTTCGACATATGCTGGGTTGAGGAGGCCCACGCCGTATCGAAGCGATCCTGGGAGGTACTGATACCAACTATCAGGCGCGAGGGATCGGAGATCTGGGTCACCTTCAACCCCGAGCTTGAGAGCGACGAGACGTACAAGCGATTCGTAACGAACGCTACCCCCGAGGATTACCATGTTGTCCACGTCGACTACCGGGATAACCCCTTCTTCAATAGCACGATGGAGAAGACCCGGCTCGATTGCCTCAAGAACCAGCCAGAAGATTACGAAAATATCTGGCTCGGCATATGTCGCCCAGCCGTTGCTGGAGCCATCTACTACAAGCAGGTTGCGGAGATGGAGCGTGAGGGAAGGATCTGCCACGTTCCCTATGACCCATTCCTAAAGGTGCATGTTGTCTGTGATATCGGAATGAACGACGCCCAGGCGATAGGGTTCGTACAGCGCCGAGCCTCCGAGATCAGGATCATCGACTACATCGAAGACACGAAGCGCACTTGGGATTCCTACGATATCGAGATGCGGGAGCGTAAATACAACTGGGGAAGCCTCTGGTTACCCCATGACGGATTCACCGTTACCATGGCCTCGAAAGGAAAGTCCTCTGCCGATATCATGAGGGCTCTGGGGTGGCACGTCCCTGAGAGGATGGAGATCGCCGAGCTATCCGTCGAGGAGGGGATCAGGGTCACCAGGATGACCATGCCCAGGGTGTATATCGATAAAGAGAAATGTGAGCGGCTTGTGCAGTGCCTCAAGCGATACCGCCGCCACGTCAGTAAACAGACCGATGCCGAGACCGGGCCTCTCCACGATGAGTTCTCGAACGGTGCGGATATGTTCCGGTACACCTGTCTTAACGTCGACAATATGAGCAACGAGGAGAGGGGAATATACCGGCCTCGTGAAGTGAACCGTCGAACCGCCTACAGCAAGCCGATTGACCCAGGTGTTGGGTACTGATACCATCTCCCCTGGACGGCTTTTTCCTTAACAACCTCTTGCACCTGTGTAATTTGGTGCTTATCAGTTTTGGTATTGGAAGGGATTTTGCAATAGCAACCACTATGCCAAGACGATATGAAAAGAGATCCGGAGAGGGAAGACGATTATAATCAGGACTTTGACGAGCTGCCCGAGGGTGGGCTGTTGGCCGTAAGTGCCGATGTCGTTGATGAGGTCTCTGGAGAAGAAGCCGGTTTCGATGCCTCTGCTCCCGAGGATGGAGAGGGCATCGGGGATTCGCAGGACGGAGAGGATAGCGAAACCCAATACCAAGCCATCATGAGCATCGCCGATAATATCCTGAAGTCTAGGGAAGAGGCGGTGCTATTTCGCGCCCAGACTGGAATCGAGCGGTGGTGGAGAATTTGTGAGCAAATGCTCGACTACTCTTACGACCTCGACTTCGCTCCATCGATGATTGATTACGCCTCTGGTGTGGCCCCAATTCGTGAAGATGGGGTAAAGCGGTCCAGGGCCGTGATGAATATTGTCCGTAGCCGATGTGAGGTTTCCGCTGGACGGTTTGAAGATATCCTCCTGCCTGTCAGGGAGAAGAACTGGGGGCTGAAGATTACCCCCAATCCCGAGGTCATGAAGATGATCGGGGATAATCGCATAGCCATGAATCCCCAGACCAACCAGCCAATCCAGGGGAAGAATGGTCCGATGACCATGGACGACTACGCCAAGACCCTGCGGGAGAAGGCGGAAAAGGCCATGGCGAAGATGGAGAAGGTTATCCATGACGACCTGACCGAATGTAGCTTCAACTCCGAGGAGCGCAAGGTCATTGAGGCTGCGGTGAATATGGGGACGGGAATCCTTAAGGGACCGTGCCTGTCCAAGAAGCTTCGTCGTGTGTGGAAAAAGACCATGAGCGCTCACCCTGATGACCCTAGCAAGGCCGTACCAGTACGGGTTGTGAGTTACATGGAAGACAAGCGCCCGGTTTCGACCGCTGTGTCTTGCTGGAATGTTTACCCCAGCCCTGACTGCAAGCAGGATATTTCCAAGGCCAGCTATGTGTGGGAGAAGGATACCATCACCCCCAGGGATGTGCAGCGCCTGATCGGCCTCGACGGGTACAACTCGCGCCAGCTTGAATTGGTCCTCCAGGAGGCCCCAAAGCGCCTGAATGTTGCCACGGACCAGCACGGCGACCTGATGAGGGTGGCTATTGAGAACGCAAATTACGGTGAGTTGTACGATATCTGGGAGTACAACGGGAATGTCAGGCCGGAATATATGAAGGTGTTCGGTTGTGACTGCCCGCTTGATATCCCGGCGAGCGCCAAGATTGTCTTCATTAACGACCGTCCCGTGAAGGCCACGCTGAACCTGCTCGATACTGGCGACTTGCCATATGATTTCTTCTCCTGGACGACCATTGCGGAATTGCCATGGGGTGTCGGCGAGCCGATCAAGATCATGTGGGCTCAGAGGATTATCAACGCCGCCTGGAGGCAGATGCTGGATAACGCCGGTGATAGCTCTGGTGCCAACCTCGCCATCATGGGCCTTGAGCCCGACGATGGTATGTGGGAGATCACTGGCAAGAAACTGTGGAGGTGGGACGGGGAAACTCAGATCGATGATATCAGGAAGGCGATCACCCAGTTTCAGCTAACCAACAACCAGAAAGACCTCCAAAATATGCTAGAGCTGGCCCTGAGGTTTGTGGACCTGATGACCGCCACTCCTACTATCTTCCAGGGCGAGATGAAGGAAACCCCCGACACTCTTGGGGCCACCAATATCATTGTCGATAGCTCGAATGTCACATACCGATCAAAGGTCAAGCGGTGGGATGACACGATCACCACCCCGCACCTTCGGCGGTGGTACGATTATCAGATGCAGTACCACCCGGACGACTCCATCA